TGACCGCTTAGCTGGAACACTCGGCATGACTGCGGTATTTGCTGGGGCTACGGGTTTACCCTTATGGTGGATGGTATCTGGGGTAATGAATGCTATGCATGCTGTATTTGGCGATGATGATGATGAGTTTGATTTTGATAACTGGTTTAAAAACTGGTGTAACAAGACCTTTGGCGGCTTTGTAGGCGACTCTATTTCTCGTGGTGTAGCTTCTCAAGTACTTGGTGCTAACGTAGCCGACCGACTATCTTTAAACGATATGTGGTACAGAGATAGCCGTAAGAGCCCTGACGAAGTTACTGCCGTACAGAACATGATGGTTAACTTACTTGGCCCTACTGCAGGTCTAATGGTTAGCTCAGCCGAGGCACTTAAGCAGTGGAATGAGGGCCATATTGAGCGTGCAATGGAGACTGCTAGCCCAGCATTGGTTAAGAATATCCTTAAAGGTATCCGCTTAGGTAAAGAAGGCGAAGCTACAACCTTGCGTGGCAACGTGCTTGTAGGCGATATTACCGGCCCAGAAGTTGCAGCACAAGCATTAGGGTTTACACCAGAGCGCCTGGCACAACGCCAAAAAGCTAATATTGAAATGAAGACTGCTGAACAGGCTATTCTTAATAAGCGCCAAGGATTACTGGACGGTTTCTTTATGTCTATCGATAATGGCGATACTGATATGACTGACAAAGTATTAGACAAGGTTGCTAAGTTTAATGCAACACATCCAACTCTAGCTATTACTGGTAAGAATCTAAGTAGCTCTGTAAGAACCCGATTTAAGCAGCGTGCTCTAGCTGATAGTACTGGTGGTATGCCAATCAACAAGAAGCTGATTGGTGAGCTGAGCAGCATGGGTGATTACGGTAACCCTGACGAATAAAAAACCCCACCGCTAGGGTGGGGTAAACGGAAATATCCGAAGGAAACGAACGAGTAGTCCAAGGAGAGACTACGGAGTAATAATACTACTTAATCCTCCAAATACGCAAGCCCCCTAGCCCTTTCTCCACAACAACCCTAGTTTTTACTATATACCCTAAGCGTTTTGTAGTTCTTAAGACTGTGGCTAAAGCCTCCTCTGTATCCAAACACGGAATAAAAAAGGAGGAACCAACTACAAAATTCTTCCAATTAACTCGGAAGTCCAGTCCGTGAATCAACATCTATAGTAACGCTCTTAGTTTCTTCAATGAAGTGTTCAGTTTCATGGAAATGCGGGTTATTCATATCGAACAAATATGCATCTACAGAAGATGAAATAATTTTAGTTCCTTTTCCAAGCCGCTTCTTAACTTGCCCCAAGTACGCTTTATCTGCTTGCAGGTGAGTCAATACATCTTTTAAAGTAATCTGATTGTCAGAACAATACTTACGGAACTGCTTGGCATTAATATAGATGTGCTTATTATCTGGTTCAATACGGACAAACAAGTCATTGAACTTAGGCTCAAGAATAGGAAGCTGCTCCATTCCAGAACGCTTGTCGGCCTCGCCATTAATAACTAATACGGCTGCACGGTGTGAGTTCATGAACTCGCCAATCACACTAGCTTGGCTTTGTGTAGGAGCCTTAATCTCGGTGCGCATAACTTTTAATTCTTTAACAATCCAGTCATATACACGCTTGATATCAAAGTCGATAATACCTAAATCTTTAGCAATCAAAGCACCAGCAATATTACATGCAACGATAGCTGACCAGAAGCGCTCTCTGTTTGTTAAGCCGACCGCTTTATCCAACTTCTGTTGAACCTGCATGACTAGGTCGATAGCTGCCTCTAGGTCGTTTACCAAATACTTAGCATACTCAACGCCAGCATGACCATAGTTATCGTACAAGCGATTAAATATAACATCGGCTTCTTCTTTAGTAAGGTTGCCAGTTAAATCAATCTTGTACTCTAACAAACGCATGAATTCACCATCAGGTGTAGACTTAAGAGTAGACAGCTTGTCATAGAAAGAAGCATTTGAACTGCACAATACAATAGTTGCCCACTTAGTAGCATTAATACGTTCAGAGTTAGCATGCTGCTGCATACGGTTCTTACCACGACCTTGTGATGCGCTGTAGGCTAGGTCAGAGAAGTGGTCTCCAGACAGCTTAGTAACCTCATCAATAGTCACAGGCAAGTTATTCATTACACCCATACGGTGAATAATGGAGTTCATTGTATCTTTCCACTGCAACATAAGCTCCTCTGGATGACCCCAAACACTGTTGCACATCTTAAGAATAGTAGATTTACCAGTACCCGATGTATTGTTAATTAAGTTAATGATGCCACCTTTAAAGTTCAAATGCTTAAGCAGTGGAGCGCCAAATGCAGTGAAAAAGCCAAACGCATGCGGCTCAAATCCAGGAGCGTCGTATACCTTAACTGTTTTCTTCCAAGCATCGTAGTCACCCGCTGGCTTTAAATGGTCAGCTAAAGAGCCAGTGGCAGTAGAAGGTGGGCTATACGCTATCTTATCTGCAGATATTTCTTGCTCTCCAATAATAAACTTCGTGTCTTTGTCGGCCCAGCCGAATTGATTACGCATAACTTCTAGCTCCATTTTATGTTGTAGGTTTTTAGCAGATGTGATGACGTAGGACATAACTGCTTCCATTTGCTTCTTACCACCGAGCACACCATGAAAGCCTAGCTTATCTTTTAGCTTATCCAGTGCCATTACGTCAGTAATAGGCAGAGAAAATTCTTTTACGCCATCTCTAGGAAGGTGTAGTCTAAACCAAAGTGACTCACCTTTAGCGGGATCATATAGACGCTTAACAATATAAAAGTCATGCTCGTAAATATTAAGCGCATCATCGCCTTCTTCGGTTTCAATCTTTACGTATACTCCGCCATTCTTCCCTCTAAAATACGGAAATGGATATTCTGGAATATCGAACGTTTCCTCCCCACCATCTTCCGTCTTCTCAACGATGATAGAATCCTCCGAAACCAAGATCTCGGATCCAAGCTGTATCGGCGACGATATCTTGCCTTTATGCTGGCACGTTTCGCATCCCGATGGGTTAATTTTTTGGAACGTCTCGCAAGTGTAGGGACCCTTAGTAGAGCGGGCCTTTCTCTCCGTCGCTTCTGGCGAATAGTCCGGGTGCGCACTGGAAATTTGGTGAATTGCCTCATCGCTATCTATACAGGCTGCCGCTATAGACAGGCCTGCCCTCCATAATGGTTCTTCAATACTGTCTTGGTTTACTACAACGTTTTCAAGTTGAGCACAGCCTTTGCCATCAAGTGTTTTTATCATGATGGTTTTAAACCGACTAGCTTTATTACCAAGCAGTGCTTTAGTTACTTCATCAAGTTTCTTCGGTACCCAATCAGGTGCAATTAATACACCAATTACAGACTTAATTGCTTCGTACTCAAGCTCAGGTTCAACCGATAGTATTTCTACAGGTAAACCTTCTTCATCTTTAAAGTTAAGTGTTTCAGGCACACGCAAAATAGATGCGTTATCAGCAGTACGTGATGGGTCAGCATGAAACTCGTATTCTTCGCATAGTGCTTTAAGTCGTTCAGCAATAGGCTTCCATTGTGATCGGTCAATTACACTAGACAATCTCCAATAAGCATGAATACCACGACCTGAATTGACTATCGTCGGCAAAGGTAGGTGCACTTTTGCACAGAACTCCTTGAGAGCCGATAAGCCTTCAACTTGATCTGCATATGGCTTGCCCAAGCCACAATCGACGTCAATCCAAAAAGCTTTAATAATATTGCCGTTAGGCTGAATACGCCCTTCTTTAGGGTCTTTATATTTAGCGCAAGCAAAGTACACATTGCATTTTTCTTGCAATAATTCATCAATCTTGGTAGCACATTCTGCAAGCGTTGCATGGAATGTTTGCTTAGGTCTTACTTCGTCTTGCCGTAAACCGACGATACAATAATACCCTTCACCTTCTGGTGCGAGTAAATGCGTCAGTAGATCTGTTGTTGCCATATAACCTCAGAACCGAAAAGAAAAGGGCAGCATGGGGTTCGGCAATACCCCTATTCGCTCCGTCAAGCTAGCTGCCCCCGTAGACTTACTTCGATAGATACTTCTTTATTAATTCAGCTTTGCGTGGGTGAGGTTTTGAAGCCCCAGTGAACCATTGATACACCGACATACGAGAAACGCTAAATAGCTCTGCCACTTCCCATACTGGTATATCTTTGGCTATGCAATGCTGTCCAAGCCGAACCCCGATTAACTCAGGATTAGCAGCTTGAACTGCTTTGACCAAGCGATAGCTGTAGCCTCTTAGACTCATTCTGAATCGTCAGTAGACCAACCGCTCATCACGGCTTTTAAGTCACGCTTAGGTGTAGGCTCGGCTTTCTTTTCCTCACGCTTTTTAGGCTCAGGAATAGGGTCGGCTTCTGCCTTTGCTGCTGCAGTAGGCGCAGCTAACTTCTTAACACCATCTGTTTGTGCGACAGTCATAGCAATAGCATTCTTAGCTGCTGGGGTTTCGCTCAACTTAACAGCTTGTTCCCACTCGTGTTTCTCTAAGAAGCGTACTGGGCGGAAGAACAACTTACCGACTGTTGAGTCTTCATCAAATCGCATTTCAGTAACCAAGTTAATTAAGTTGTAGCCTTGTGAGCCAACATACTTAGCGTATTGGTTAAATGGCATGTGATCTAAATCGCCAGGGTCTTTCATATCGTAGAAGATTGACTTGGATTGCAATGTCATTTGATAAACATCACCACCTAAATCAGAAGCTAAAGCTACAGCAATACGACGGTTCTTACGGCAGGCTTTAGTACTACCTTGACCAGAACCATTAATGTCTTGTGGACATCCTGTGCAGCTTGACGCTTGTGGCTCTTTAACAGAAGCATCAGGTTTCTCGCCATCATTAGACCAGCAATCAGGTGGAGCTGCATCAGCTTTTGGGTCCCATGCTTTTGCATAGAATGTTCTGGAAATATGCTTAGATGCATTAACGATTACAACTTCCAACTTGTTTGTGTTGGTCTTTGAAATCTCAGCGCCGTTTACTTTAAGCACGAACTTGTTTGGTCCGAGCGCAATGCGTTTAGTTTGACTCTCACCACCACCCGATAGGGCTTTAGTGACTTCATCAAGTTCGACTTCTTTAAGATAGTCGGGTAGATTTTGGTTGAACAAGGCGACGTTACTCATTTGCTTCTCCTTACAGTTATAGCGTATGTGCGTTCCACATTTAGGCCGGCGGGATGCATGTCCGGATTCTCCTCCAAGAATTGCTTCATGTTGGTTTGGTGAATTCTTCTTTCTAATAATTCGGGGGCTTTTTGTTCAAATAAGAACTCGTAAAACTTCTCCCAATCATTAGTCCAGAAACGTGACTTGACGCCTCGCATAGCAGTACCGTGTTGTGTTTTAATGCTGTCGGCACCAGTCTGCTTGCAAACCTCAAGTATCTGCTGGGAAATAATTTCTAGCTGCTCGTTTAAATCAGCTTCTTTTTTATCTGCTTCACGACGCACTTCATCACGTGCATCACGAATTTTAATATAGACTTCGACTAGCTTATCTATATTGGCAATGGGTTCTACCGTTTCGGCATCTTGTATCATTTCGTTTTCCTTAAGTTATTTCGGATCTTTGCCCGATAATTAATACTACAACAACTACTTTACTGTGTCAACTACTTCTTGTTTATATAAATCAATTATTTTTTCATGAACATCAAGCTTATTTTGCAACATATGATACAGCTTTGTCTCTACGGGACTACCCTTAATGTGCACTATAGTCATCTTATTCTTTTGACCTTGCCTATCAATACGAGCATTAGCTTGCAAGTAAGTTTCAATAGATGTTACTGGTGCATACCAGACGATGGTATCTGCTGCTGTTAGTGTGACTCCGTGTGAAGCTGCTTGGGGTTGTATAAGAAGTACACGTGGCTCAGATTCTTCTTGAAATTTCTTGAAAATTTCAGTACGTTTATTTACGGGAACAGCCCCATTTATAATTTCGCAGCTAATACCCGCCCCTCTCAAATACGCACTGAGTAGTTCTATTGTATGCGTGAACGGTACAAAGACAAGAACTTTGTGGCTAGCTTCGTTAATAACTTCTTCGATAACTCGTAACCGATTAGAAACGTCAAATTCAACAACAGCACCAGTATCAGAGTAAACAGCACCACCGCTAATTTGAAGCAGCTTATTGAGATTAATAGCAGCATTGACAGTGCTGACTTCTTCTCCATCAGCGACCATGAGCATTTCTTTTTTGAGGAGTTTGTAGTATTTCTCCTGTTGCGCAGTAAGGGGGGCGTCCCTGTAAACATGTGTCACCTCTGGTAGGTCTAAGCAATCTTTTTTCTCAAATCTAATTGCGGGTTGTAGTGCATTAAATACAGTTTGCTGGGCATCGGGTTTAGGTAACCAGCGATATTTACTTACGTTGACCATAGTCTGGTCACGGAAAGAGCCAAAGAATCTAGGTACATTGTCGGGCACACACATCTTTGCTAAACCAAACGCATCAGTAGGACTTTGTGCTGCTGGCGTACCAGTCATCATCCATAGCCAAGTGCGTGGAGTTAAGATATGGTTAAGGGTTTTCCAACGCTGCGTAGTAACAGTTTTATATGCATTAGCTTCATCGATAATAACTAAGTCAAAATTGTTTCTTGCAATATCATCGGCTACGATTTCAACACCATCATAGTTAATGATTACAAACTGTGCATCGCTATCAATAATAGCTTTACGTTTAAGTCTATCCCCATAAGCTACGGCAACCTTACGGTGCATAACAAACTTAAATAAATCTGCTTGCCAAGCCGACTGCATAATAGATAGTGGGCAGATAATAAGTACACGACCAATACGGTTTGTTTCCATTAGATAATCTGCTGCCCATATAGCCGACGCAGTTTTTCCAGTACCTTGTTCATTAAAACAAAAAGCACGCTGGTTTAGGGTCAAGAAACTAGCAGTTTCTATTTGGTGCGCCATAGGCTTAAAAAGTCCAGGCCATTTATATTCTTTATTAATAGGCGAAGGAATGTTTTTTATCTTCAGCTTATTAAGGGTTTGTGCTTCTTCTAAACCCCAATGAACAGCAACCTTATGTATGTCGCCCTCTGTATCAATTACTTCGCTTTTAGGTATACATTCAGTTATTAGGTTCGGTCTGCGTGTAGTTATTACAATTGCTTTGTTATCGACTATTTCCATTTTTAGGTTTATTCCGCTTTACTGTATGGTCTGAGTTTCGGCTATACGATCTGTTGGCGCTGGCAGACTCGGCTCGCAAGTTACTGCGGACAGTCTTACCACCTTTGGATAAAGGAGTCTTGTGGTCGACATCCTTGCCATCCCCCTTGTGAACGACTCCAGCTTTCTCAAGCATACGGCGAGCTTTATTACGCTCGGCCCGCTTCTTCTTAACGGCTGGTGTTCCATCATACATTTCATACTCATGTTTGTAGGGTCTTGGCTTGTTCACATAGGGCATATCGGTCTCCTTCTTTGCGGAAATAGTAGACCGAACCATCGGCCAATACTATATATTTTATTCCACTTTGAGGGTCATCACCAAGCATATCCTTCAAAATACCCTCGATTTCTGTCTTATTAGGGGGGTCAAAATCAACCCAGCCAGCAAATGGAATAGGCTCCATTATTTAATCCTTTTAGCTATTTCACGGTTAATGTACCAAACTGCCTTACGTAGATCCTCAACATCATTACCTTTTTCATCGGCACGCCATACATACTTCATAGCATTACCCAAGTTAAACCCCATATGCTCAGTAATTTGAATACACTCAACCCCACTTGGGTG